ATCTGTGTGACACGGTCTTGAACACGAGCTTCAAAAATTGTAGAAACTTTAGATTTGAAATCTTCAGAAATTGTAGAATCGTCAGCAAAAAGGGCATCAATGTCCTCTTTCATCTTCTTCTTCATTTCTTCTTTTTTCATGTGTGAAGTTTCTGCAATTACTTCAGCATCTTCTTGTTCAGCTTCTTCTTGTTTTGGAGAAGCGTCAGATGGTTTGGTTGTAGGTGCAGTAGCAGATTTAGCTGCTTTAGCGCCATCAACTTTATACTTGTCGTAGATATCGCCGCCTGGTTTATTGGCGTCTAAATCTTGTTTTGGGCCACCTAGGTCTACCACCTGTGTGTCCGCTTTATGCATTGGTTCAGCAGGTGCAGATTTCTTACTTGATGCAAGAATGTCGGCAGCGGCTTCCATGAGTTTATTTGTTGCCATTAGGATTCTCCTTATGATTTCTTATTTATAAAATTAAAGTTTTCGTAGGTAATTTTCAAACAGTTTAAGCGCTACTTCTTCGATTTGGCGTGAAGACGCTCTCTGTATTTGTTTTTTAGCGTTGTCAAAGTCAGCCTCTACAAACTTACCTTCAACGAACATCCATTCTTTGTTTTCCATGATGCCATTTACAAAAGCACCTGGAGCTGATGGGTCTGCAACAATGTCTGCCGCTGTTGCGAGTTTTAAGTCATCTTGGACTAAATTATAACCCTCTTTGGTCTGCATAACAGAACCAAGAGCTCTTGATGAAACACCAACGCTTACATCGTTCTCCAAAAAGTTTTTAACAATTTGGCCATATGGTGTTTCGAGAATGAGAGCCTTACCATAAAATGTGTTTCCATCTTCTGCAAGGGAAACAATTTTGTGAGATACTCTCTCAAGGTTAATTGATGGTGTGTCTGGATGGCCTAACTCACCCAAAGCACGATTAGTTTTAATGTATTCTTCGTTATAACGATTTACTTCGTTTCTTAATGTTTCCATTTTATACATTCTATTGTTTCGGTTAACTGTATCGCCAACCAAAAATGTACCTTCAATGAAAAGATTTTTCTTACCACTTTCAGTAGCCTCTGTAAGATACTTTACATTCTCTACGGTTTCTCTAATAAGTTTCATCTTAGAATCCTGTTAATGGTGTTGCATAAGTTGTTTCTTTTGACACCTCTAATACTAATGTACCGCCAGTATTAACTGTGATAACAATAGATTGGGTGTTGTTGTTGGCTATAGAATGACCAAAGTCATCGCAACGCAACTCACCTGTACCATGTAAAGAAGCAATTGGAACAGAATTACGGACAATTTGAATATTGCCATTTGTTGACCAATTAATTCTTTTAATATTAGCGGCAGAAACAGTTTCATTAGCATTAACTGATAAGTTAGCTAAGGCAACTGTTGTTGTGCCAGTTCCTTCAACTCTAATAATTGAAGAACTTCTTAGTGTATTTGTAATTTCAAATGGCATTTTATCTTAGTCCTAATGATGAGCGCCTACGCATTGACATCTTTCTTTTCAATAGTGTTCGGCGCAATTTAGCTCTTCTAGTTGTTTTCCATGACCGTTTTAATAAACGAGCCTTTCTTAATCTAACATTAGCAGGAATTCGTCTTACAGTATTACCTGAAATACGATAACCTTTTATACCAGAGCGTCTTTTGTTTTTTTGAACAATAATTTTGCCCTTGGCATTTCTTCTAATTCTTCGGCGAATCTTAGTGATTCTACCCATTTTAATAAGGTTAGGGTTTCTTTTCTCATCAAGAACCTCAACCTCTTCAAGCATATCTTCAGCTACATATCTTTTAGCTTCAGCTAAACGATTAGTTGTTATTTCATCTAAGAGAGCAAATAACTTTTCTTTTGCCTCACTTAGATTGTTTTTTAAAACCAAATCTACAAAGGTCATTTTACTTTACTAAATGCAAAGTCTGAAGCTTTAGCTAGATGTTCTGGTGACTTATGCACCATATCAGCAAACTTCTTTTTATTTTCATCGTTCAAAGCTTTATGAACTTGTGTAAGAGCAGACGCTGTATAGTGGTCTACTTTACGAGTTTGTCCATTACCAAATTTAACTGATTGTGATTGTTTATCAGAAACAATTTTATGAAGCTGGTCCATAACTGCCTCATCAATCTGTTTCTCTTCTGCCTGAATATATGAACCAATTTCAGTATTAAAAGGAACAGAAAAATATTTGTCTAATTGTTTATTATAGTAAAGTGCCACTTTTGTTTTGTCTGGATAAAGGCGAATAGCTCTTCTCTTTAATAACAAAACAAATGGTGGGTCATTAGAATCGTCTTTAACTGCCTCTTCTACTTTATCACCAACTTTAATTCGGTGTGCTTTTACTTTACGACCTGATGGTCCAATCTTAAAATCTGAAGTGTCTATGATAGCTTCATCAAAGGCTTCAATTTCTTCTTTAACCGCACGGCGTGCCTGCATGTTAATTTGCTTATTATTAGAAATCAAATCTACCATTTTATTAAATAGGTTCTGCATAATCATTCTATCTGCATTATTAAATACAGGTTTATCTTCACCCATTTTATCTAAAATTTTGTGTATTCGTTGTATTTGAGCTTTGTTAGCCAAACCTGCACGAACAAGAGCATCAAACTTAGAATAGTCTGTTTTCTCTTCTTCTACAATAGTTTTAAATTCTAATAAAGATTTCATTACTGTTATACTGTTTCTTCTTCTGTTGGTGTATCAGCTGTGTCTTGGACTTCTACTTCTTCGGTATCTTTACCATTAAAAATAGTTTTAGCCAATTCAACTTTTCTAGCATCAAGAGCTTCAAATGCTCGTGCTGAAAGTAAATCATTTAATGTTGACTGAGCTTCAGAAGCTTGTCCTGATGCTATCTGGTCAATAAATTGTGTAGTTTCCATTATTATCTCCAATTATCGCTTATTTAGTATAGATTGAAACCGTTCTACATCGGAATCAAGTTGTGGTGTCATCGACTCCGTGGAGCCTGCCTCCTGAGTGTTGTCTTCGGGAGGGTATTGTTCTGCTTGGGCCTGTTGGGCTGCTTGTTGTTCTGGCGGGACAGTAGGGCCGCCAATTCCTTTGTCTTCTTCATCTTTTATTTCCTTATCCATTTCTTCAATTTCTTCATCATCCATTTGAAGGACATTTTTACGAACCCATGTTGCTGAGTAATATCTACCAATATATGGGTCAACAACACTTAATAGGTTCAAACGCTCACGAAGCAATTCTGCTTCACGCATTTCGGTAAAGTTATTATCTTTTCTGAAGTCATAGAAAATGTCTTCTCTAAATTCTTCCCATTCTTCAGTAGTGCAAACACCTTTAAGCACCAATTGCAACCTAATAGCATGGTCAAACAATTGAGCAAATTTGTTACGAAGTCTTTGAATGAACTTAGTAAACTTAACTTCATCACGGGTAACCTCTGTAACTCGACCCATACCAATCATACCACCTTGTTGTGGTTCTAAACGACTGATAGGCACATTGAGAGATTGTAAAAGTTTTTGTCTGAAATACTTAACATCTTCCAACTCACCAAGGTTTTGACCAGCAGGAAGTGTAGTAATTTCGGTACCTTTACCACCTTCACGGCGAGGTAACCAAAAGTCTTCAAGCATAGACATGTGTTTGCGGTCATCACGCAATTCACCAGTCTGTGCATCATAGACCATTTTATTTTTATATTTAATCATTACATCACGGAGGTATTGTTCTGCTTTACCTTTTGGTAAATTACCTACATCGATGTAAAAAATACGGCGTTCAGGTGCTCTTGATAATCGGTAAATAACAACCGCATCTTCAATCATTCGCAACTGATTAAGTGGTTTAATTGCTTTATGTAAATACGAAATAACAAAGGTGTTTTTCGCATCCATTAAACCTGAATTTATATTGATAATGGACTCAGGTGCAATACGAACACCTGCATTAATATTGCTGGTGTAAGTTTGTGTTGTCTGTCCCTTATCATTATAAACATAATATTCGGCGATAGACTGAATAATCATCGCACCAGATTTTGGGTCTCTATCTTTTTTTAATTCACGGACTTTACGAATCTTTCGTGGGTCAACAAATCTTAATTCTTGTAAACCTAGCTTTGGATTCTTTTCATCTACAACGGCATGATAGTAAATTCTGCCATCAATATACCAACGCTTAAATAAATCATCTGATAATTGCCTAAAGTTTAATAGCTTTTGAACATTATCAAATTCTTCTAATATTTTCTTTTTAATGGATTCTGGTTGTTTCAGTTTATCTAAATTCATCTGAACAACAGTACCATCTACATCATGTGTAATGGCTTCATTGACGATATCATCAATTGCCATTTCAAGTTCGGGGTGGTTTGCCATCTCACGATAGCGAGTGATGAGTTCGATTTCATTACGAACCGAACCTTCTAAATCTACATATGTGCCGTAGTGAGCATTTTGCGTTATAGTTACTGCACCATCATCTATCGCTTCCGTTGGAAGTGCAAAAGATGGTTGTTCAGGCTTTTGAACCTGAACAATGTCTTTATTTCCGAGTGTAAACCCGAAGAGTTTAATAGCCATTAATATATCATCCTAAAAAAATAGAAGAGGACCGAAGTCCTCTTCGTTACACTACACCGTCTTCTACTGCTTCCCACCATTGGTAAGAAAGCGTAACAGAAAACTCTTCAATTGCATCGTTAGAACCCCAATCAACATCGATTGCGGTAATATCAGTAGGGAATAAACCAACAAATTTATATTTCTTGAGTTGGTCACCTTTTTTACCAAACTGTTTAACTTCACCGTCAACTGTATAACCAGCAGGTGCAAGTGCAATTGGATTACGCACATTAAGATTGTGACTATTGATTCCGTTCATCCATCTTTCGAAGGCGTTACGAACAATAAAGTCTTCATCATTAATAACAGTAATTGTCCAATCAGCAAATGTTCTGTTACCAGCAAACTTCAACTCACGGCCGAAGTATTGTTGAGTAACAACACCGATGGTTGCTCCAGGTAACTGAGCAGTCTTACACATAAAGGTAAGTTTTTGTTGTGCATTTCCTGGTGCTGAGAATCCAGGAAACGGCATAGAAACCTCAAACAGATTTGGGCGGGCGCCGTCACCTGTCAGCTGACTTCTAAATTCGTTTACATTAAATGCCATTTAATTTTCTCCTGTTTCTCTATTTATTAGAACTTTCCAACAACTTCGTCAAAGCTTACGCCTGTTCTTACTGCAACGAAATTAAGTTGGATAAAGTTGATTGAGCGAGCAGGTTTGATGTAAATATCACCAATGAATTCGTTGCGGTCAATAACTTCACCAGTATTATTGGTTTCGTCACAGACTACACGGAAGTCGGTAATACCACGGCGACCTTGAACATCACGCAAGAATGGTTCTACTAAGTTTACGAACTGTGCTCTTGTGAATTGGTCGTTAAATTCAAACATTGAGAAGCGAGCTGCTCTTGCAATTGCTTTCTCTAACACAATGAATAAACGGCGAACATTGATGCGGTCAAACGCAGATGGTTTGCTCAACATTGTCTTATCACCGAATAGAACTGTGCCTTCGCCTTGGAATGAAACAACAGGGTTAATGCCTTTAACATACAAGTCATCACGGTTTGTCTTAGTTGGATTCCAAGAAAGTTTAATTACATTCTTAATGATACCACGATTTAAACCACCAGGAGAGAACCATGGGTCTCTTTCAAGGTCTGTTCTTGCACATAAACCAGCAACATCACCATTTAATGGTACCCAACGATAAACATCGGAATACTTGTCGTATTGATATTTCCAACCAGAATCTAACACAGCATATGATGTGCTTGTTAAAGTATCACGGTATGCTTTGATATCTGTTACTTCTGAACCAGCGTTGTTTACAACATCTGCTTTCTCTGGTGATAAGAACACTAAACAATCTTTGCGTGTTTCTG